ATAACCTACTATATCTTGAAATGATTTCATAATACTATTCCATTTAGATATATCCATAACTCTCCAAGTTGTTATTCCCTTCTCTGTTATCAAATTCTTTAGAGCCAACCAAATGTATTTGACATAAAAACGTATTACAAGGGTAACAGGATTGGATACCTGCCCGACTCCTTTTAAGCCGCATTTTGAGAAGGGAATAATTATTTTTATTTATTCGCAGTTGTCGCAGTATCCTGGACCAAGAGTTTGTTTAGCGGCTTTAAGTATATCATCTACCTCTAAAGTAATCTCTTCCTCTTTTTCCATAAACTGCTCTTGAAATTGAGCTTTCACAGATGTTCGGACTAAAGAACACATATCCTCTTCGCCTTCACATCTGTGTTTCTCTATCATTTCAATCAAAGCCATAAACTGCTCTTCGTCTAATTTGATATTATATTCCATTAGAACGGCAGTTCGTCTTCTTTAAGAGGTTTAGTAACAACTCTCTTAGATTTAAATACACTAACTGCTAAAGGAGTAGTTCTAGTCTCTCCTTCTGAGTCAGTCCATTTATCGTGGACAACTTTGATTGTCACTGGATTGCCTGCAATGTCTGACTCCATAATCATAGGTAAAAGATATTTACCTGTGTCGTCTTTAGTCATCTCAAATCCACAGGCTTCTGTGAATATCATATACCCTTTGTTGTTTCCTTGATTGTCTTCAAGTTTAGGATATTTTTCTTTGTCAGGATTCTTAAACCTAAAGTATCCCTTAGACTTAATTTGTCTATCTTTGTACTCGGGGTGTTTATCTCCGTCTATAACATAGATAGCTTCAAATATGTCGCTAAGATATTGATTCTTAACAACTATATTTTTCTTAATGGTTAGCTTAAATACACTCGCCTCATAAACACCTTCTTTAATTGGAACAAACTGTTTTGTTCCTGCGGTGTCTTCAGAGGGATTATAATAAGCTACATCATTGTCAATTGAGTTTAAAACATCATTAACATTACTCATCTTTAACTCCCTTTTTTAATTTAGACATTACATTGTCGTAATTGTCTTTGTTTATCTTACCAGACTGCAAAGCAACATCAACTTTTTCTGCTTCTTGTACATCTAGCTGCGACATAAGTAGTACTACTGAATCATACTGATTTTGACTAAGAGTCTTATCAATATATTGCTTTCTATATACGTCGTCTGCAACATTACATAGTCTATTCACTGCAACTTTAAATGCGTCTGAATTTGCGGCTTTTAAGTCATTACCTAAGTCTACATATCCAGAACCACTTCTAGCTTGTGCTATTCTATGTGCTGCTACTGAGTCAAAACTACGTGGAACACCTTCGTCTATAATCTTTAAACGTCCGTGTACTACTATAGCCTTGTCTCCAAGTGTCTCGTACTTTATTACTTCCCAAGACCAAATAGGATAATGTTGGTTTAATCTCCAACGCATATATCCTTCGTCTACGTAGTCAAAACCATTTCTACTTTTAACTACTTCTTGAGGAGTAGGTTCTTCTGAGACGTGTTGGTGTTTCTGACTTAAAACATCTTCCCCAACAAGACTGTCTCCAAACTCTCGTATCTGTCTACTAGACTCTATGTCGTCAGATATTTGTTGAATATCTTGTCTTTGCAAGTCTAATTCACTCATTTTACCCATTTATACTCCCGTTGTTATATGGACATAGATATCTAACGTCGCAATAAGATTGACATTTTCTTCCATTCCACGTTTGTTCACTACTGCACTTTTGAGGTAAGTTATCCGTCTCTAAAGCTTTGACTAATTCATCTCTTGCTTTTAAAAACTTATGTTCCAATACCTCATCATCATACTTAGGCACTTCAATTAAGTATATGTTCTTGTCTAAACCTCTATCCCTAGACACTGCAAGACCTGCGTCTCTTAATGTTACTTGGATATGCATACTATCAACTTCATAGCCTGCTTTATTTAGCAAGTATCTATACCAATTTATCTGCCAACCCCAATCTCCAAAGTCTGCTAAACCTTCGTCGCGGTACCATTGTTTTACCATTTTAGGAGAACCTTTCTTTCCCCACTTACCACTTGACTTATATTTAGCTCCAGACGGGTCCGGTACTAATCTGTATGTCATACCTAACAATTGAGCGCACTTATAAGAACCAGTGTTCTTGTAGTCTAGTAGCATTTTACTTTTCTTGTCATATAAGTCGGCTATACCTGTTATATTAAACTCTTGTAATTTCTGCTCTAGTAAGTGTCTATCGTCTTGATACTGCTCTAACTTTGCGTGGTGCATAGTCCCTGCTAGAGAAAATGCTCTATCTTGAGGATTTATGTAATATTCTTTAGTCCTCTTTAGATAAGATTCACAAGCTCCATTTAAAAGCTCAGTCGTAGACGGTAGTCTGTTAGGGTTTCTCTCTTTAGACATTTCAATTAGCGTCGGTAACGACATACCCATTTCTAGTATGTCTACATTACCTTCTCTTATTTCGTCAAAAGAAACTTTATTTCCATTTGGATATAGAAAACCAACTGCTGGCATTTTTAGTCTCCTTTATATAGTTTAGAATAAGAGTGTGTAATTTGTCTTTTACTGAATACCCTTCTGCTAATGTTTTAGACTTGAACTTTAACCAAAGTTCCTTATCCATAACAAAAGAAGTTTGTATTTTTTTATTATTATTTTTCATAATGCAATATAGGTATAAAATTCTACTTGTGTCAAGTAAAACTTTAAAACTTTATTTATTAATTTCTTCCTCTATTGCCTTGTCAATATTGTCAAAAAGCTTATTATTTTCATCAACGGAATTTAATTTTTCCATAAATTCGCTTATGCACAATTGAGCATTTACTTTAAGGCTCCCGTCTGTAGAAGCCTCATAATATATCTCTTGAGTAATCCTAGGGATTGCCCCTTTGTCTAAAGTTTTACTTTTATCTTTCATCTATTTCTCCTTCCTTCTGCTTTGCTCAGAAGTCCAAGTACCTATTGTGTTGTCTAGAGCATAGTC